CTTATTTCCTTTGTTTAGCTCCCCACCAGGCTAAACCAGTGAGCACAACCGCACTAACCTCAAGCTCACGCCCACCTCACCTTTTATGAGGGCAAAAAAGGCAACAAAAAAGGCTGATGACTTTGTCACCAACCTCTTTCACACATCTATTATCTCACATATCATTTTATATTTCTTATACTCTTTGCTATCTGCTCTCCGCCCTGATTCATGAACTTATATATTGTCGGCTCAGCATATCCCATAGCCTCAGCAATATCCGTCACAGGAATCCTGTTAACATATCTCATAGTCAGTGCAGTTCGTTCCTCATCCGATTCCAGAGATGAAATAGCTTTGTCAATCCTTGAGATCTGCCTCGACTTCTTGAGCTGGATCTCTTTCATTTCCTTTTCCAGTTCCAAAACCTCTGTCACGATCTTGCTCATTGGATCCTCAGGAGATGATTGCACCTTGTCTTTGTCGTATCTGATTGCCGCTGGAAGTAAACAAGATTCCAGTTCGTCATGTTTTGCCTTGAGTCTTAGCCACTGCCAGTGTAACACTCTAGCTGAATTTAGAAACTCATATGCCTGTCTATTCATCTTCCTCAAGATCCTCCCCTATTGGACTTAGCGTCATTCCGATATGACCATTTGAGATGATTACATCCAAAACCACGTTCTCATTTTCCACAACCTGTCGCACCATCTCACTGAACATTTCCCATGGATCCATCAGCGCTGTCCTCCTTTTCCTTTGGTTTGTAACAAACTGGATAAGGCTCGTTTGTATCACAGCCACAACCTTCGACTGTTCCGTGGTAGATCTTCCGATAGATAGTAGCGTAATATTTACAACTATCTGTAAATCCAAATCCTCTAGCATTGCAACCATATCAGCCTTTAAGCGGTTTTCGTAGTCGGCTTTTGTGATTGCTTCTACTGGCTTAATGTTTACAATGTCCGCCTCCAAACTAAAGTAAGCTGTCGGATTCATTCGCCCCTCGTAGCGTTTCAGGATCTTCAATACTTCCTTCTCATCTATCACGTTCTCATACCTCCATTTGCAATTTTTCATAGGGCTACGTCCATATTTAACCTTCTGTAAAATCCTCTTTGATAATTTCCTCACCCTCTGTTTCATCAGCCTCAAAAAAGCCCTCAGAGTCTTTTTTTGGTCTACGCCCCATTCGATACTCCCACAAAGGACAATCTGTAATGGAACAAAGTCTTATCTCAATGTTTTGTCCGTTTGTACAGTCAAGGCACTTTGCCCTAATTGCTTTTATTGGTGTTCTCTTTGCCATCATCTGCTCTCCTTAAATCTCTCCTGGTATGCGTATTTATCCCAGTACGCATCTTCGCTGGTGTACTCATCAAACTCTTCGCAAGGCTCATCAAGCTCATGCCACAGGTCTTTGTCGCATTGTTCAAAGCCTCCGAAAAAACATAAGTGTTTACAATGTGCGCAATCTGCCATCTATTAACCTCCATCATTCAATTAGAGCTGCAATCCAACCCAAAATAATAATGCTTACCACTATAACTGCTAGTTTCCCCATGTTCTTTTCTCACATTCTGCTAAATATGTAGCTGATTATCAGTAATATTGCAGCTATCTGTCGTGCTACTCTGATGTCCTCTGATCTGTCGATTTTCATACTTTCCTCCGTTTGTATGTAAAAGGGCGGCTATTTTATAGAAGGTCGTTAGGGAAACTCCTTTCTTTTCTTTGATTTTTGGTTTTAGGTATTTTTTCACACATATCAACGCCGCCCTTATTACCAGTTACCATTTCCCCACATAATCGTTGCAGTAGCTTGTCTTGCTTACTATCCAATAGCCATTTGTCATCATTTCCGGCTCATGGGTGCAATTACACTGGCCCTTTACTCCCCATCCTGCTGGTGGCTGTTCCTCAACTTTGAACTGTTCCCAAAACTTACAGTTCTCACAGCGCTCTTTGTCCATCCAGGATGGTGCAGGATATGTTCTTCCATAACGATCATGCGTGATGTCATTCATGTAATCCGCTATTGAGATCTGATCATCCATAAGCACCTCACAATTCCATCAAAGGGCAGTGCTCACAATAGCTGTGCATCAATCTCTCCATGGCCTCATCCGGATCTTCATAAGCCAGCTTCGCCATATCAGGGTACTTACAATACTGGTCACAGATCCTCTCCTTGATGCTCTCAAACTGCTCCGTGATAGTCATTTCTGCTCTGTTTTTGCGTCTCATATTTCCTCCACCATCACTGCTCTGCCATTATCGTCATACGCCCAAAGGTTTCCGTCATTGTCAGGGTAGCAGTCCTCATAGATCTCAACCTCTGCAAAACTGTCTACTCCATGAGATAAACTGCTCCTGACTGTGTTCAGAGTTGTTCCGATCATGGCGGCTAGTTCCTCTTTGCTGTCAGCTATCGCAACAGGCAGATGTGGCTTTGCTCTGTCGTACTTGATATAGACTTTCATTTCCGTTCCTCTCTGAGCCAGTCAAGCCATCCGTTGGCTCCCTCCCTGCACCTCTCGTGCATAGGGCATCTGTCACATGGGTAGTATTCCTCTTCTGAAAGGTACTCCATAGCCTCACACAGGAAGTGGCTCAACTGCTCAATGTTTATGTTTTTCATATATTCGTATCTGTTCATAAGCACCTCACATCAGCCCCAGCTCAGAATAAAAGTCCTTCTTTTCGTCATAGGACTTCTTTGAGCGGAAACTGTACTCAGGAAGTGGGATGGACTGACTCATCTTGTCGATTCTTGACGAGATCCTGTCATCAACTCTCAGCTCTCCGACCTTTAAGTTGGAAGTGAAGAGTGTAACGAGCTTGTTCTGATACCTGGTCTCTATGATCTTGAACAACAGATCGTTCATCCAGTCCTCACCGCTGGTCTTTTGCCCTATGTCATCAAGGACAAGGACCTTGCACTCACAAAGAGTCTCAATCGGATTTTTCTCCCCTGGTCGTGCGTCCTTGGCTATGTTTATCAGATCACTGGCGCTCACGAACTTGGTGGAGATCTTATATTTCACGATCAAGCTGTTGCAGATGCAACTCGCAAGGAATGTCTTACCTGTTCCCCTAGTCTTTGAAGAGATGTAGAAGCCGATTCCCTTGTCTTGCCACTTCTCAAAGTCATTCAGGAACGACATCACAAACTTTTTCTGCCTTGAGATGTCGATCACCTGCCCTTTGTTGTCCAGGTAAATATCCCACTTGAAATTCTCGATTGAAGCATCATAGTAGGCAGCAGGGATGTTCGCCCTCGTTCTGATGTCATCAGCCTTTTGTTGTTCGCCGCCATTACATTTAGGACAAGGCTCAGCAAAATCGACCATGACCTCATCACCATAGAGCAATCTGCTCCTTGGAGTGGACTTCTTCACAATGATGTAGCCGCCACCCTTGCACTGTGGACAAATACACATGTCTTACCCTCCCATATTTCCGAAATCAACAACCTCGTTACTGCTCAGAAAACTCCTAAAGTTTGGGTCCATCTCGATCTTGTGGATTTTGTTTGTGTAGTTCCCATCAAGGACCTTCGCTAGGTTGGTGTCGTTCATGATCCAGTCAAAATTAGCTGACCAGTTACGACCATTTCCGCCCTTTAAGAAATCAGAAGCCTCTGCCATAGTGAATGCTTTTTTAATATCCTCAATAGAGTATTTCCTGAGCCGAGCTTTTATTGCTTTGCGTCTTGATTCTGATAAGGTGGTTACCTTGGGGAACGACACGCAAGTGTTGTTATACAAGTCTTTGACTTGTTCATAAGGTGTTATATCCTTTTCCTTATCATTTACATTTTCATTTACATTTACATTTTCATTTACATTGGGTTTCGCTTTGGTTAGCCCTTGGTTAGCTTTTGGTTTCATTTTGGTTTCGTTTTGGTTAGCTTTTGGTTTTCCACCTTTGCACCCATTCATGTATTTCCTGTTATTTGCATCTATCTGAGGCTTAACTGTTATGTATATAGCCTTAGCCGCTCCGTCTATCTCCGGCTCAATGCCATCCAGCGCATAATTTGCAATAGCTTTGAAGCACTCGATAGCCTCAAGATCATCAAGGCACTTGATAGCCTCGTAAAACGACCTATAAAACACAAAACTGTCACGTTCCATTACCTGCCTCCCACTCTCTGTATAGGTCAATCCAATCGTCAAATCTCATGGTCACCAAGATGTCTTTGTTGTTGGCCTTGTGGATAACCACAGGTTTGTTGCCCTTTTTCTGTGAATCCCTAACCGCTTGAGCTATCCAGTCATAAAGAGTCATCCTCTCACAATGCTTGCACTCTATGTGAATGCCTGGTGCCCCTTCCACATCTGCACAGTCACCACTCTTGCCCTCGTACTGAGCTGTGCGAAAAGTGTTATAGCCACAGTCTTTAAATAGTCCAGCAACAGTGCGCTCAAACCTAGCGCCCTTGTCACGTTGCATCTTACCCAACTAATACCTCCTTTCACCGCCGCCCTGATAAAGCGGCGGCTTTTCAATCTCCACAAAGTCTGATAGTTTTCTGTGATAAATTCCTTGAGATCTCTGGGAGAAGTTACGTTATAGATACGACTTTCCGTATCGTTGTATGAAATCACTAGCGGTCTTTCCGTAGTGTTCCATCCATTTCTCTTGTGCTATCCTTTGCAGCTCTCTGTCACAGGTCCCCTTGTCGTGAAGATTCATGTGACATCTTCTGCACAACCTCACTGTCAGTCCGTCCTGATCAGCCAGTTTTCTGTTGGCTGTTCCATGGATGCAGTGGTGCAGATCTGTGGCCCACTGACCACAAAAGAAGCAAAGGTCTTTATTTGTTGTGTGTACTATGCTTTCCATAGTGGCTCTCCCATAGCTTCTGCATGTGCTCTAGCTCAGCTGGTGAAGCTGTCTCTATGTCCTGAGCCTTGCACTCTTGAACAGTTCCCTCAATCAGCTTTGCCATCTCTGCTGTGTTGTATGTGTGTGATCCTCGGTAGATACGATAGAAATAAACATCTTTTCCGTTCTCCTCAGTCACTTTCACGCATTTTGTGTGGATGGTCTCAAGCTCCATCATGTATTCCTCAGGAGCATTGGTCTTGTAAATCATTGGCTGCTCATCTATGTACTCAATCTGTCCATAGTCAGCTATGAGTTGGTTTTTACACCTTGCCATTGAGATCCCTAGCTTTTGCCTCAGCTTGTCGCACAGCACATGGAAATAAGAGTTGCTATCAAGTGACCTCCTGCGGATGTCTTTGTGTTCTGACAGGTCAAAGATCTTCTCTCTATCCACTTGCATCAGATAAAGCACTAGCTCATTGGGTTTTCCTGTGATCATAAGATCTCCTTGAGCTTAGAGAGTCTTTTTACTGCATCCGCATAGTTCTCAGGTGTTACTTCCTCAAGTGGTGTTCCGTTGAGCACGTTCTCAATGTTGAGCCCTCTCTTCTCGATCATGTTCACAAGGACCTGCTGTTCCTTTTTGCTGATGTACTGTGGCTTGTTCTGATTGATGATTGCATTGGCAACCTCTTCCGCTGATGCCATGGAGCCATCAATTCCGATTCCGGCAAAGCCTAAAGCTCTTCCGACTGCTGATGTCTCACAGTTCTCAATGTATGAGGTCTTATTGATGTAGGAGCTTGTTTCTTTCTCCTGGGCGAAGCCAGTGCCTAAGATCTTACCATTCTCATCTGAGATAGTAGCTTTCATAGTGACAACTCCATCATCCATGCTCACGATCTCGGTGCTTATGGTTGCCATAGGGCAGATCATTCTGAGAGCCTTGACTCTCTCATTTACCTGCACATAGTTCTTGCCCTTAACGTCTATTGTTTTGAGACTCTCATTCGCCTTCAAAATATCCTCGTAAGTCATGCGATTACCTCCAAATCCTTTTTCACTTTAATTGGCATTCCTGCCACAAATAACACCTCTTGAATATCGCTCTCATCAAGTGTGCAGGTGGTCTTGCCCTCACACATCTGCCTCACTGCCTTGAATCTCAGAAGCTCCAAAGCTGCTTTCATTGTCTGTGCGTTTGTTTCATTCATTGTTTTTATCTCCCTTCGTGTTATAATTGGAGATGGAAAAAGCCCCACTTCGCATAGGTTATTTCCATCAGAGAGTCATGCTTGCACCATGGCTCTCATTTTTTAGTTATTCTCTCAAGCTCATAAGAGCGCTCAAGAATCTTCTTTGTGTAGGAGCTCAAATTGCCACTTTTGCCCTTCTCAACAGCATTTGACTCTCCGTGATACACACCAAGAACAATCCCCACATCTTCGTACTCGTCGAACAGATCTGAGAGATAGGATGCAGCTACATACATATTTTTGTAGGCATCATCCCAGTCTGAACTATCCCACCCAGCATCAACAAAACGCTGGCTGTGTGTCTTGGCGTTCACTTGCATAAGTCCTTTACAAGCTCCGTTCTCAGCTGTGGCAGTAAAACAGCTTTCACGTTCTGCCATAGCAAGCAAGAGCTCAGGGCAAATATTGAACTCACCGCCGATAATATTGGCAATCTCGTAAATGTCTCCAGGTATTCCTGTTTCTTCTTCTGTTGGGATATAGCTCAATGAATTAGCTTGAGCTGTGACTGCTGGTGTCATAGATAACACCGCAATAAGAATCCCCCCCATTATGCTTTTTCTCATGTTTTCCCCTTCTGTTATCGCAAGATGTCAAGTCTCTCTCCCTCTGGAACTTTCAGACAGTTCATAATTTGTAGGAACACCCCTAAGGGCATCTGCTCAGGATCTTGGAAGTATTTAAGAAATGTTTTGTTACTCCCGACTGTTGTGTGTGCTCTGAGTTGTTCCTTTGTCCGTATGTGCCTGAGTTCCATGTAATATTTTGTGGTTGCTCGGAACTGGTCGTTGTTCATGCTTAGTCCTCGATCGCCATGAAGTCGTTAGGCGATTTATTTAATGCTTTTACAATTAGTTCATACTCGTCTGCCGACATCTTGCGATCCAGTTTCATTATTGCCGATATTATATTTCTTGATAACCCTGTTTTCTCGACAATAAAAGACTGCTTAATGCCATTGTCCGAGATGTACTTCGCAATTCTGCCTTGTACATTCATTTAATTCACCTCCCATATTTTGTTTATCGGCTGCACCGATATACTTAATATAGTATCGCTTATACCGAATGTCAATACATTTATCCGAAATACTTTTCCGTTTATTGAAATAATGTGGATATTTTGATATATTTTGTAGTGGAGGTGTAGAAAAATGAGCACAATTGGTGATAATATTCGGAGTTTCAGAACATTTAGAGGACTATCGCAAAAAGCTTTGGGGGATAAGCTAGGAAAAAGCGCTAATGTCGTTTCAAACTGGGAGACAGGCACTCATTCTCCTGATCTCGATACTACGGAGAAGTTATGCAAGATCCTAGATGTTACTCCTAATGAGCTTTTTGGATGGGAGACCAATCTTGAGTACGACAGGTGGCTAGAAGATCAGACAGAGATACTAGAAGAGCTCAATAAGATGTCTGAGGAAAAGAACGCTCTTGAAGCAAGAATGGCTGAATATACTGAGCGTTTGAGAGGTTTGAACAAGGACAAACTTTAAGGAGGTATAACTATGGCTTTAGAAAATGACGCAAAGAAGCAGCAAAATGTGAAAAAGAAGCCTTTTTACACAACATGGTGGTTTTGGGTCATAGTGGTCATTGTGTTTATGTCTTTTATCACGCCCAAAAAGGAAACAGCCCCAGCAGAAGAAACTAAGGCGGAAGTTGTGGAAGAGCCTCAAGAGGAACAAGATCCTGTTGTCAGCATGGTGGACTCATTAAAGATGGAGTATTCCGATCTGAGCTATGAGACTACTGGAGACACGCTGAACATCTCTCTGCACTATGATGGTGCATTTTGGGATGAGACTGACTTCGTGAGATCTTGCCTGACCCACTACATCAATCTATGCAAACAAGCCTACGAGATGGAAGGCATTGAAACTCTCGATTACACAGTCAATGTAGATCTTATTGACCCCAAAGGAAATGAGGTTCCTGAGAGAGCCTTAGAGTTTTCCATGCCAAAGAGCACTTTCAGCACTTACAACTGGGATAATATGAAGTTTAAAGAGGATTCATTTGACCAAATTGATGCTGATGCGCACATATACATCCATCCAGGCATCCGTCAAAATCTGAATTACAGTAAAGTATTTTACAAGGGATAATCTATGGCAAAAGCACGACTGCTCCCCTCAGGAGCATACCAAACAAGGGCAACCAAGGTCATTAACGGAAAAAAGGTCACTAAGAGCTTCACTGTTAACCCTAAAGAGTGCCAGGGCAACGCTAAAAAGGCAAAACTGCTCTCGGAAAACCTAGCAAATGAGTGGCAACTATCCACGGATCACTCCGATATTTATGGAATGTCCGTCAAGGATGCCATAGAAGGTTATATATCCGATAAAGAGAAGGTTTTATCACCTAGCACGATTCGTGGTTATAAGCTCGTTTTAGAGACTTTTAAATCACTGTGGAATATTTCTATATTTGACATAGAAACGCCCCAAATACAAAGACTGGTGAACGACTGGAGCCAAGAACTAAAGACCAAGACAATCAAGAACAGAGTAACTATGCTTTTGAGTGTTTTGGACTACCATGGAGTGGATAAGAGATTTAAGATCAGATACCCTCAGGGCAATTCCAAGAAGGTTACGACTCCTGACATAGAAGATGTGAAGATGTTTATAGAAAATGCCTCGGACACCATGAAGCCGATCATATATCTAGCCGCTTTTGGTTCTTTGAGGCGTGGTGAGATAGCTGGACTTAGAGAGATGGACATTTCCAGAGATATGAACACGATCACGATCAATGGCGTTATGGTCCTGAATGCTGACAATGAATGGAAGTACAAGCCATTCCCAAAGACACAGGGCTCAGTGAGAACAATCCAACTACCAAAGCATATTATTGAGAGCATACCTGTAAAGGAGAACTCCAAGGACTTCGTCTTTACATTGACACCTGCAGCGATCTCTGACAGGTTCAAGCGACTGGCTCAGAAATTACAACTGCCCTACTCTTTGCACTCTTTACGTCACTTTGCAGCATCATTCAGGACAGATCTTGGCATTCCAAAGAAGTACATCCAAGAAGTCGGCGGCTGGGTAGATGGCAATGGTGGAGTCTTTGATAAGGTGTATGATAACACAATGGAATCCTCTCGGAGAAAATACACCAGGATCGCAAACAAGTTTATCGAGGAAACATTTTTCCAAGATGTAAAAGCCAATTATTAATCCAACTATTAATCCAACTTTTATGTGTAAAATGTAAATTTTAGGTGTTTTTAGTACATATCATGTGTAGTTACTAAACGCAAAAAGAGCCAGTAATCAAGCGATTTTCAACACTTTTCGCTCAACTACTGGCCCTAGTCAATTTTGGTGCTCTGTGGGTTCAAGTCCCACTGCCGGCACTGTCATTATCCGCATGGTTAACGGATTCTCAAATTATTAATCCAACTATTAATCCAACTTTTTCAGAGCATCAATTGTCTTTGCTCCTACAATCCCATCTTTAACAAGTCCGTGATCTTTTTGGAATTTCTTAACCGCCGCCTCAGTCTGAACACCAAAGATGCCATCAGTGGCAAGCGTATAACCTCGATCATTGAGCTCCCACTGCAACCACTTGACCGAATCACCTCTCGATCCCAATTTCAAGAGTGTGTCGGTCAGATCATAAGGGTTGCCAATGGTCGGCACTGCTTCTGTGTCAAATCTTTCAAGACCGTGCCTTGAGATTACTCCCATGCACTTAGAAACATAGCTCCCGTCTGTTGCATAACCATCTTTCTTTATATAATCCAAATACATCTTTGGAGAAGCAGCGCTCAGCAAATTACTATACCTCTTTGTGGAGATAAAGTCAAAATAACCTTTGACACCCTCTTCCATGCTGGAATAGACACGGAAATTGTCTCGGATGTTTACAAGCTGTGAGTTGTACTCCTCCTTTGTGGCAAGATTTACACTCTGACCCTTCCAGGCACTTCCACATTTAAGTCCGAAGTAGTTATGCCAGCGTGAAGCAAGCTGAGACACTCCATAATTCGACTCTAGGCAAGCCTGAGCGATCACAGGAGAGCATACCTTATAACCACGCCTCTTGGCCTCTTCTTGGATGATATAACCAATGTTATTGATGAACTCTTTTTGCTGTGCACTACTCGGCATCACTACCCTCCACATATGCTTCTACATCTTTGTTGGTTTCCAGTAGATGTCTCATCTGTTCCAGTGCTTCATCCACAAGGCCACTGAACAAGTCAAAGGTGATCACCCCTGCCAGTGCCGGAAATGTCTTTAAGAACATATCCCACACATAACGGAGCTTGATCTGACCAGTTCCTCCGCCTAGTTCCTTTTCAGCCTGGATCACTGCATACAGCATCCACTCTTTGAGCATCTGAATTTTGCGATCTGTGGGCTCTTTTGCGAACTGGACAGCAAATATCAATGTGACTGCCACCCCACAAATAAAAGCCACGAAAATAGGCCAATACTCAAGAAATTTCATACCCTTTTACCCCCTTTTTAGTTTTAATCTCTTTATCAGGGCACACATGAGCAGTTCTCCGCCAAATGCTGAGTAGAGGCAAGTGGTGAGAGTGTCATGTGATACCCCAGTGATCGTGGAAAAAATAAACTCGAAAATTGTATATGTAAGCATTACTGCAAAAGAAAAGATTATATACTTGTCGAGATCCGGCAGTTCTCTCTTCTTTTGTAGCCTTTCAATTCCTGTTTGTTTCCTCTTGAACATCATCAATCCTCTTGTGAGCCGACTTGACGCTCTGTTCTACGATTGTCAGCCTCTCTTTCATTCTCTCCATGTCGGTCTTAACGTCTTTGATGTCTGTTTTGACTTCCTTGACGTTCTCGTTGATGGTCTCCAACTTGACAATGACTGTTGTCATTTCACTTTGGTCTTGTTTGGTATCACCTCTTAGGTTTCGCCATAGTGCAGCGGCGGAAATTAGTAGAGCGATAACGGTCATCAGGTCTTTGATCTCAATAGGCATTTTGTTATTCTCCTTTTCTTATGTTGTTTTATGAGCCATAATCTTTGCGGTTATGGTCTCTTGTGTCACTATTTCCTTCCCCTCATCAATGGGCTCAAAATCCCATGTGATACCCTCTTTTTTATCTTCTTCTATGATCTGATCTAAATATCTATAAAAGGTCGATTTCGTTATCTTGGCCAGCGTAAATGTTTCTGTGGCTGACAGATACCCACCAAACAATGTGTAATACTTACGGATGATCCGCTTGGCTCTGATCTGCTTCTTGGTAACTACTTTTTGACCTTTTTGTCTGCCCACCTTACTTCCCATCAGCTTGGCCTGTTTCAGTCCCTCTGATGTTCGTTTGGAAAGCAGTTCCCTCTCGTTTTGTGCGTGTTCAAACGCCAAATAAATCTGTTTCTCGGCTACTGCCAAGAGATAGTCATTTAGCCCAGAGATAACAGTGTTAATGAGGTTTGCTGTCTCCTCATCCATTGTCTCTGTGCTTATCTCAATCTTTTTCTCTGATGCTTGTCTGTAAATGCTGCTGTTGATGTGGGGCTCCTTCAAGAACTCCATCTCAACACCAAGGTTGTATAACTCCTTGTACTCTTCTATGGCCTCTTCTGCGTTCCTTGAAAATCTTGAAACCTCATCAAAGACCAATTTCTCCACAATCCCTGCCCTGCACTGTCTCATCAGCTTAGTCCATTTAGGTCTGCTGTCAGTGCTCCCAGTGTAGACCTCAGCCACGATCACTATGTCAGGATAGACGCTCCTGAGGTTGGAGATCTGTCTGTCTAGCTTCTGTTTTGGTGTACTCACCCTTGCATATCCAATGACCATGAAATAACCTCCTTTTTCTCTTTTTCGGAGTTTCATTTAGAGGTTATAAATGGTACTTTTCATACCGATTTTGGCATAAAAAATCCACCTCACGGATTTTGTGAGATGGTGGGTTATTTTGTCGAACCGCTGATCCTTTAGATTTATATTTCTACCCATACA